TTCATAATGCTTAGATATATAAGTGTTATCACCCACCAAGGACTGTATAAACTTTCTGTAAGGCTTAATGGTCTTTTCTTTTGCAGGTCTGTAATACTCACTATACACCCAATTCTTTGCAGGGTTGCAAGTCATTAACATTTTAGGAATCAATTCATTTTCATCAAGCTTGTATCTTAATCTTGAAGCAACAACATTCTTTGCTTTTTCTGTGATTTGATTTGCTTCATCAATAAAAGCAGATGTGATTTCAAGCGACCCTAAGCTGTCAAAGTTCCTGTCACTTGGATATAAGAACAAATCCTTCAGGATGATTTCAGAACTATTGTAAAATGTGATTACATTGCTTGAACCATTGAATGTGTAGTGTTCAACTGCTTTAAGATTCCATGCTGTGCATACTTCAAAGAAAGTGTTTAATGTGGTTTTCTTCAGGGCATCTAGTTTTGACCTACCCATCAAGTATCTTGTCTTTGGATATTGAAGCGCCATCAATATTAAGTAACTGACACCCACCCATGATTTGCCACCACCTGCTGCACCACCAAACAGCACTTCTTTTGTCTTATTGTCAAACAAATACTTTAAGCACTCTTTTTGTGTTACAGTAAACTGTGGATTAATCTCCAAGGTTTATATTGATTTTAATTGGTTCATTATCACTTGTGATATCCACCTTATTTGTTTCATTCCATCCAAGCTTTGTTTTGGCAGCATGTATCACCACTGATGGTACTTTGTCTTTTACACATTCATAATACTTTGACTTAATGAAATCCTTTTCAATATTCTGAACTTCTTCAACCTTCTTTGCAAAAGCTTCATCTTCTTTTAACCATTTATAATAATTTGTTCTTGACAAGTCACATGCTTTCAGTGCTGTTGTAATTACACCCAAACTGCTTTCAAGTGCTTTCAGTAGTCTTTCTTTGTTTATCTTTGTTCTATTTTGTTCCATTTGTTCTTGTTGGTTCATTAGTAAAAGGAACATCCTCTTTATAAGTGTTCCATGCAATATTGCTTCTTTTTCCTTTAATCAATCTTGGTGACAAATGCTTGTTGTTAATTTTATGATGCAATCTTCCACCATTTCTTTTTTGCTTTTCAGCATGACACAAACTTGGGAACTGTATGGGTATAATTAAGGATTTGTTCAACAGTTTACATTCATGATACAATTCAGTTAATCCACCACTAGCTTTTGCAGACACTGTTTGTTTTAATACCAATCCACTTGCAAGGCTTCCTGTGAAATACCCTTCATTCATCACCCCCACAAACTGACTTGTGTCATTATCTTGAACACCTCTTTCTCCCCTGTATATATAAGCAGGGTCAATAAATGTTGTGTTCATTACTTTGTTTCTTAATATGTTTTTATTTGTTCTTGCAAACATATCACCTGTCTGACTTAATCCAAACATCCCAATCTTATGTTTTTTCATAAAGTCTTTAACCCCATAAAATACTGCATTTATTTCATCCATGTCTGCAATTCTATTATACACCCCAAATGGTCTTATCTCAAACCCTGTTGTGTCATCATCCATAACCACATAAAAGTCCAAGTTTAATTCTTTGGCAAACTCATAAAACATATTCCTTGCTTGACCTGCTGACCTTCTTGACTTAGATGCCCTATGAACATAATCAAATCTGTCCCTTGCTTCTTTCATGCTAAAAACATATAAGTTGCAGCCTAACTTCCTTGTGCTTTCTTTATATTCCAAATAATCATCTGCTTCATCATCAATAAAAACATGAATCTTTTTTGCATCATATCCTTTCTTAATAAAAAACTTTGCTGTCTTTATATTGTCATGCCTGTGATAACTTGGGATTAAAATGTCAAGCATAATCTTCTTGTGTTAATCCTAATAGTTTAATTAAATCATCTTCTATAAATCCATTCACCCCATCATCTGTCAATACAAGTCTAAGCCTTTCTATTGCCTTTTGTTCTTCTTCACTTGCATTATATTGATAGTAATTTGCAACCCTTTCAAAATCTATTTTAATAAATCTATATGCAAAAAGCTTTAATGTTTCTTTTTGTTGTTTAGTTAAGTTGTAATCATCAAGTGCTTTTATTTTAGCGTTGTATTTTTTTAAATTAATGCAATCCTTTAATTTGATGTAAGGTTCATTTTCAGGTTCATAATACAAAGGGTTGTAATCTAACTCTGAAAGCAGTTCTGTGTTTTTTATTGTAGGCACTGCAACACCCCAATCTTCAAGTGATTGGATTTCCCAATAATTTGCCAACATATCCCATTCCCATTCACCAAATCCAACATTGTCTTTTATGATAAATTCTTTCTTTTGTTCTTCTGTTAATCCTTCAGCTTCTTCAACCCAAACTTCTTTCAGTCCTGCATCTTTACTTGCCTTTAATCTCATATTGCCACCAAGAACCATCATGTTTTCATCAACCACAATTGGTCTTAGTTTTAGCATTTCTGGAAACTCTTTAATTGACTTGACCAACTTTTTAAACTTATCATTTTTAATAAGCCTTGGGTTCTCAGGGTTGCTTTTTACTTTGTAAATTTTAATCTTTTGCTTCATTTTTTGCAATTTAACATAATATAAAAATTGTACTGCTTCGTCTCTAGTGTTTTCTCGTTATATTTTTTTTAATACCAATATACCTCAGACAGTACAAATGTGCTTAGAAACGCTTAAAATGCTAATTATATAATAGAAAATAAATGGTTTTGTTTTCTAATAATCCTCATTTATTCCCCTTTCACCAATCAATTTTTCCCTTGCACTATCCCATAAGTAATCCCTTTTTTTGCTTCTACTTAATGATTCTTCAGTTCTTTTTAAGCTTGGCATTCCTTCTTTTATTTCACTGTCCATATACTTTCCACAATCACAAACAGCTTCTTTAGTGACCCATTCACCATCCCTTAATACAATTGTGGCTTTCTTGATTTCCTTTTCAAACTCTCCACACTTACACTTGTATAATGTCATCTTGCTAAGCCACCTGTCCTTGTGGTCTTTTTTTTGTACAGCCTTTCAAGTTCAAAGTGCAAATGATGGATTGCTTTTCTTATGTCATTTTCAATTGGATTCCCTTCCTTTTTCCCTGCTCTTAAAAGATAAGTGATTGCAGTTCCAAGATTGTAATTACAAGCCTGAAAATCTTCAATGACTTTCCTAGCTTCAATTTTATGGTTTTTACCTATGTAATAACTAGGGATTTCTTCTTCTTTTATCATTTTCTAATATTTTAATTAAACCTTTTTGTGTGTGTAGTTTTCTAGGGGTTTTCATTTTTCTGTATTCATCAGGGTTGTATATTAATTTAACTTCTCTAACTAAGTCACCATCATATTTCACAACCCATCTGTTTTTGTAGTGAAGCTTTGTTCTTTTTAAGTGTGTCAAAAAACTCATATTATTTGTATTTTTCATATAGTGATTGTATTCCTGTGAAACATGTCTTTAAACAAGAGCCACAGTTTGTTCCTGTGCTAAAATTAGTATTATGAATTGTATTGTAAAGTTCAATCATTCTTTTTTTGGCTTCTTTATTTTTTGCCCTTCCTGTTTTTATGTGCTGCCAAATCTCTAAAACTTCTTTTATTATTTCAGGTGGCAAATCATCAGGCACTTCAATTTCTTTTGTTTTAAGCCACTTCCTTTGACTGCATCCCATAGAAGAAATACGAGCCTTGATTTTCATGAAGCAACCACAATCCTTGCAAGTTCCTGTGGGTGAAAAATAAAAGATACAATCCTTGCAGATTGCAATCCTTTCTTCATATATCTTATTTGGAACAAAAAACTTATTCATTAAGTTCTTTTTTAAGAATTTGTCTTACTTTGTCTATTGTAGAAAACAAACTGTTTCTGCTTATTTTTGTTTTAGCAGCCAAAGAATCAAGGGTGTTTCCTTCTTCATAATAGTATAATTTAAACAATTCCCTATCATACCAATGCAGCTTGTCAAGTTCTCTGTCAATATCTTCTAGCTTTTGCCACTTTTGAAATTCATCTTGATTTGGAAGGTTTGCCAAGCTTTTATAAGTGTGATGGTGATGAACATTCCAATCATCAGGGTCAGTTGAACTAGAAGTATAATTAAACTTGTCAATATGTGTGTAATACTTTTCATACTTATAATAAAAATTTGACCTCTTACTTGTCAGTGCTCTTTTCAAAGCAACACTTCCATATTTTATAATGCCTTGGATTCCATCTTTTGTGTATATTGATTTTAATACAGAAGGGTTCATCTGCAAAAAATAAACCATTAACTCCTGAACAGCTTCATTGATTTTGTTTTCATCTGTTGTTAATCCATAAGCCATGCTTCTAAACTTATCAGTCAATTTAGATATTTCAATGTAAATCTTATTCATTCTTAAACTCTAATGAATCAATCTTATCAACTGCTTCATGCAGCATCTGTTCAAGTACAACTTTATATGCTCTTATAATTGCTCTATTGCTTCTTGTTTCTAACGCAGCAAAGAACCCATTTGTTGCAACTGAAGTGTTGATTGGTATTATCATTATCCAATCATAGAAATTCCCTGTTTCCCTTACTCCTTTTCCATAGTTATTGTGATACTCAAATATTACGTCAAGAACTTCAAGATAATTTTTATATTTTGTTTTGGTACTTACTTCTTGTGCAAACTCTTTACACATGTTTAGATAAACATCAACAATTGCTTGGTGCTGCTGACTTGCATAAATTGGTCTTGTCATGTCACAAGTATATAAAAATATTTCACACAATCATAAGGTCTTTTTTTAAGTTTTCAACAAGGGACTTATAATATCTTATCTCCTGCTCATAATCAACCCTTGACATTTTAACAGTGGTCAAAGCTAAATGATGCAAATCAAAAGCTGTTGCCTGACCATATAATGCATCCAATTTATTCCCAAACTCCCATTGCATTCCCTGTTGAAAAATATTGCATTTTGGACACTGCACTTGACAGTTGTATTCATTCCATCTTGTTGCAGTATGTCTTCTGCTTTGAAAATGACCACACTGTAATTTTTTATAATGGTCTTGTTTGCCACAAGTAAAGCATTCAGAAATACCCAAGTCTGTGGCATGTCTTAGCCTAATATAAAGACTAAACCATTTGTCAAGTTCTTTTTTTAATTTACTGATTGATTTCACAGAACATTCCTAGTTGTTTGTCTAAATCAATTGAAGGTGCTTTGTAAACATATTTTGCAATTGTGGTTGTGCTTCCAAATCTTGTCTTCTTATTCAAAGGAATGCTGTCAATACTATACCCATTTTTTCTGTGGTTAAAAATTATTGCTGACAATCTTGTAGCACCATATTCCCTTATTGCATCATAACTTGTAATACTCCCATATTTTTTCAAATGCCACAAAACAGCATCTGATTGTGACTTCACTTCATGTTCTTTAATTGTAATTGCTTTCATTCTTTAAGTTTATAATTTATGTGCAGCACTATTGCTGCCAATATAACCCACCCAATCATTTTAAAAGTTTTGGTTCAGGTCTGTAATGCATAACTTTTTTAGGGTCTTCACCACTATCAACTTTTGCCCTAGCTTCCCATATTAATGACTTATAGCTTTTTAACCATTTAATGTAAACAGGAATGTTGAAGTGTATAAAATCACCTTTTATGTCCATTCTTATGCCTTCATAAAAAGCATTTTCAGCATCTTCAAAATAAAAGTTTTTATAAATTCTTTTTAAGTCTTTTGCTAAGTCTTGTGACATTATCATAATTGTGTCTTCTTCAACATTGTTTTGACCTAAGCCAATATATGTTTTGCTTATCAAATCAACTGCACTCATTAATAAGTCTTCATCACTCATTGTTTTTATTAATTTCATTTTTTAAATTTTTGTTTAAGTTTTTCTTTTACATTTAAGTTTTTCTGCAAGTGCTGATGAATTTTACTCATTTTTTTGGGGTTCTTCTTTTCTCTCCTTTCCCAATTTCTGACAGCACTTTTCCAACACTTCATTTTAGATTTTCCAACAAACCAATCTTTGCTTTCATAAAAATCCCAAAATGCTTCAGGGTCAACACTATTGTTTCTTTCTAAGCAATAATTTTTAACATCCAAAACTTGTGGCTTTTTAAAATACTTATTAATTGTTTTTATTTCTTTATTCTTATTAATAGTTGTTGACTTATTACACTTCAAGTTGTTAAGAAACTTAATAACTTGTTGTTCATTTATTTTAAAATATAATTTAGCAGGTATTCCCTTTCTTTTAATTTTAATGATTTCATGCTTTTCAAGCTGTTTAAGTGCCTTTCTCTGCTGAAAGGGTGTCAGGGTGGTATCTTTAAAGATATTCGCTTCAGTGTTAAAAAACCACCCATCAGTCATCCCATTCTCAATAAAATATTCCTCTTTAGATATTAAGTCAGACAAAAGGATGGATTCTTTTAATCCCAAGTTTCTTGCCAAAACTTTGTTTAATATTAAAAAAGAACTGCTGCTTAATAAATTTTTCATACAGATTTAAGGTTCAAAACATTAAGACTATAATCATAATTTTCTTTGCTCATTGCTTTTTTTACATTAGAAAATTGGGGTGAAAAGTCAAAATAAGATAATTTTATAATACACACAGCATCCCCACTTTTAACTTCCAACAATTGCTGCACCTTTAAGCTTTCAACAACACCATTTTGCAACAAATAGCTTTTTAAAAAATCACCATCCTTAAAGACTTTTTTGGATTTGTCTAAGTCTTCATATGCAGTGTAAATTTTATTGAAAGTGTTTCTGTAAACCAAACAGGTTGCATAATAATGTTGGTGTCTATTTTCATAATGATATATTAAGGTTCTATCCCTGTCTAAAACATCAGCAATTGTTTTTCTGTGAATGTCCTTTTCTAGTCTTCCAATATATGCTGTAATTGCTCTAGCAACTTGAAGTGGTCTTTTTCTGCTCTTTTTAGAAAGCGCCCCTTTTTCAAGTCCTAACACCTTTGTTGTAAGGTTGCAAAGTGCTGTAAAATGTTCTTTTTCAGTCATAATTAAAAGGGCATATCAATATTAGTATCATCTTCATCTGATGTCACAAAGTCATCACCATCCTGCTTGTGTTTTGCAAATCTCCATCCATCAATTTTATTGAAATATTTTCCATTATATTCAGAGGAATAAACATTGCAAGATATCCAAACAGTTTCACCATCTTTTAGTTTGTTCATCTCCTTGATTTTATCTTCACCAAAACATGTCACTGCAACAATAGGATTGTATTTCTTTCCTGTGTCCACAAGGCAAATTTGCTTCACCCATGGTTTCCCTGCTTTTGATTGACCTGCTTCTTGTTCTAATTTTCTGATTAAAGTTCCTTCTAGTTCCATTATTTTTTGTTTTTTTTGTTAGACTTCTTTTGAATTTCACAGTCAGATGCTAAGACCTTAAATCTTATGCCTTTGCTGTTTTCTATTATAAAATATTTTTGTTCTGAAATTATCTTTTCAGATACTTTTTTTAAACTTCCTTTTGCTAGGGGTTTAATGTTGTCTGCTAAGCCTTCTTTGCAAACAATTTTTACATTTTGATTTTTCATTTTTAATTGGATAAAGTTAATAATTATTTTTTATTTTCATTTAAGCTACTTGATGACAATAAGCTTTTCAATTCATCTTCTTGTTTTTCAGTGAAGATGTATTTGTTCATTCTGCTTTTTACAGTTTCAGAATCACCATTTTCAATGGCAGCCTTCATGCTTTCAAATTGTGATTTTTTGATTTTAACAGGTTCTTGTTTTTTTGGTTTTTCTTGGCTGATTGCAAACTTAACTTCATCTGCACTTGCAACAGAATTATCAAGTCCTATGCCCAAATTACCCAAAGCACGACCCCATGCTGAAGTTTGGCAGTTTTCAATAAATGAAGTTCTGTTTACAGTGCTGCTTCCTTTTGTTTCTTCTGCAATACCATCTGCAATCACCCTTCCTTCTTCATTAAGAACCTTTGCCATCATCACACATTTGTTTTCTGATAACTCTATAAATTCAGTAATCAAAGACCAATGGTCATAAGCTTCCCTGAAATACTTGATTCTTTCTTTTACTTCTACATATTCTTTTCCGTGTATGTTTATTGTTTTCATTTTTATTTGTTTTTTATGTGTTTAATAATTTGCTTTTTTATATATTTTATTTGTTCAGTGTCAATCCATTCTAAGAAATTATAAGCATCAAAACAAAGTGAAAAGTCTTCACCAAATTCATCCACACCCCTCAAATACAGTTCACCATCACAACACTGAAAGGTGTTAATATCATTCATTCTTTTGCTTATTTCAAATCCCTTTGGGATTAAGTGATACTTGTCTTCATACATTTTTCTGATGTCTGATGACAATTGTTTAGTTTCTTCAGAAACAACATCTTCAAGTTTTATTGGTGTCATATTGTAGTTATTAAGGGTTTTTTATTTTGTTTTATGTACAGCTTTTTATATTCAGAAAGTTTTCTAGCAATGATTTTGTTCTGTTCTGCATCATAAAAAAATGATGTGAAGGGTTCAACTTTAAAATCAAAACATTCATCAAGATTAAGTCCTGTCATCTCAATATAATCATCAAGTGCCTTTTCAATTTGCTCTTTTGTTCCAAAAATCCTTATGCTTGGTTCAACTTTTTTGATGTCTGTAAACCACCCTTGTGGTGATAGTTTTTCAATTGTTTTATATATTCCATT